GCAGATAGACAACAGCAATGCCAATATACAGACGTTGAGCGGTGACGTTGCTACGAATGCAGCAAACATAGAAACAAAGGCAAACAAATCTTACGTTCTTGAAACTGAAAAGAACACGGCCAATGTCCTTTGTACTATCAATGACAGGTTTGACGGTATAACGCTTAAGCGCATAAGTCAAACTGACTATGATAATTTGACGACCAAAAATCCAAACACATTATACATAATTTCCTAAAAAGCAATTACATATATGTCAAACGGAAATATTGGAAATCTACGCGCAGGTGCCACTATTGAATATACCATTATCAATAGTGGCCAAACCTACGGTAGCAATAACATACAGTTGGTATGGCAGGCCAACGATGGAGGGGAAATAACTACAGGAACTAACTTTACGGAACACGGCGTATGGTCAATAGTGTCCGGACCTGCAACGATTGACCAAAACGGATTGGTAACCATAACAGGTGACGGCACTATAGAAGTGGGGTTAAACCCCATAGACGGCGGGTATGCGGAATTGACGTATGAAGTGGTATATTACCAAACCAATTCTATATTTATCGGAGGTAATGCGATTAATAAAATATATATCGGTGATACAGCCGTTAAAAAAATAATGTTAGGCGAAACAACACTTTACGTTGAAATGGAAATGGAGGAAGATTAAAACGATAAACTATTATGGAAAAGAAACTACATTTATATAATTCAAAATCAGACTATCTGAACGAAAAAGATAGTTTCACACCTATTTACAACGTAAGTTATGTTATAGACACAGACGAAGTGTTGTACAACTACGTAAGCGGACAGGGTGACACACCTATTGTATTTGCCGACAGTGAAGTGAAAAGACTATGTGTTGAGAATTGGGGTAGTAATGGAGAAATCACATATAACCAAGCAGCAGCCGTTACGGATTTAGGTGGTGTATTTGGTTATAATACAGCCATAACGTCATTTGACGAACTACAATACTTTACGGGATTAACAAGTATTGGAGTTGCTGCATTTGACGATTGCTCAAACCTTAAATCTGTAAAAATCCCAAATAGCGTAACGATAATTAAGGAATGTGCCTTTTTTAATTGTATAAGCCTTAAATCTATATCAATGCCAAATGGTATTACAAAGATTGGGAATATAGTATTTACTAATTGCCCAAGCCTTACATCTATATCAATGCCAAATAACTTAACAAGTATCGGAGTTGGTGTATTTGACGGTTGTACAAGCCTTTTAAGCATCAACATTCCAAGTGGCGTGACAAATATCGGTAGCAGTGTCTTTTATAACTGTTCAAATCTTAAAACGATAACATCATATGCAGTATCAGCCCCGACAATAACAAACACTACGTTTAAAGGCGTACCAACAGACGGTAAATTATATGTCTCTGCAAACGCCACAGGCTACAATGTTTGGATGGGGACAGGTGATTTCTATTTAGGAAAATACAATTGGGCATTATCTACACTTTAGACGTAATTTCCATTTTAAAATCTTTGAAAAGTTTTGAAACTTTTTGTATATTTGCATCGAACGACAAAATACTTTAAGAATGAAAACTATTGAAATATGGAAGTCGGTAGAAGGCTATGAAGAACTTTACGCCGTATCGGACTTAGGTAGGGTAAAAAGTTTGAAATATGGCAAAGAAAAGATTTTGAAACCTAATAAGAATGGAGGTGGCTACTTGTTTGTTTGGCTATACAGAAATGGAAAACGTAAAATGTTCTTAGTCCACCGACTTGTAGCTTCTGCATTTCTACCCAACCCGATGGGCCTTCCTGAAGTTAACCATAAAGACGAAAACAAGACTAACAACATAGTTTCCAATATCGAATGGGTCAGCAGGTGGGACAATATAAATTACGGTACTCGAAATGTAAGGAGTGCTGCTGCTCAAAGAAACGACCCTGCTAAAAGCAAATCTGTTGAAGCGTCGAAGTTTCCTGACTTTTCTGAAATTTGCTTAAGATTTCCTTCTACAATGGAAGCCGAAAGAAATGGTTATAAATTCCAAAACGTTTCTGCTTGCTGTCGTGGCTGTTTTAACCGTGAAGGAAATAACAAATATAAGAACCTCTATTGGCGTTTCGCTGTTTAATAAAAATTATAAAGATAAAAAATGCGACAATTGGACACTTTCAACAATTTTGATTTCAAAAATCAAACCTAATTAATAATAATAAATAATCTAAAAACCAATTAACTATATGAGTACATACATAAAGTCATTTGCCACTGAAGCAGACTATATCGCAGCCAAGAAAAACGGCTTGTCATATCCAAATGTAAGTTATGTCGAAGCAACTAACGTTTCGTACTTTAATCCAAAAGTAACTAAGGGCATTTCTAAGAGTGAAGCCGTGGTAGGTGATGCAGTTATTGCCGATTTGAATAACGTCGGTTATAAATACTATTGCCATCAAGCCGATTATAATACTAACGATTGGCCTACAACGGATTATAAATTGATAGGCGTAGTAGTCAACAACGATACTGAAAACGAGGTTGTAAAGGCTATATCGCTTGCTAATATGTCATTGGCTGACCCTGTTAATGGAACACTTGTTGACCAAAATGCAGATGGTGTTGATAAAATGCCTTGGGGTGCATTTACTGATATTAGCGGACTTACAAACTACGCAACAAACGATGAAGCAAAAACGGACTTCAACGGATGGGCCAATACGCAGGCCATTATGGAATATGTAACAGATAAAACAATTGACCCAATCCCAAGCGGACAAACTGAAGGCGTATTCCAAGCCGCAATGGTATGCCAAAGATATAATCCTGACGGAAATACTGCAGGACAGTGGTATTTGCCTTCGGTAGGTGAATTTTATAATTACGTTGGTTTAAATAATAGCGCAGTAAATACAGCACTACAAACTTACGGTGGACTTGGTTGGATAACCAATAATAACCATTACTTGTGTAGTAGCGAACGTAATAACCAATACACTTATCACGCATATAATTTAAAAAGTTCTATTTTGTTAAGTTCTAACTACAAGTATCAAAATTATCTTGTCCGTGCCTTCATTCAGTTATAAAAATAAACAATATCAAAAAGAAATAGAAAAGCAACTAAGAAATTAGTTGCTTTTTTTGTTTGAAATCAGAAATAGCAGGGTATTTATAATATAAAAAACCAAATGGACTACAACATAAAACTAAACATTAAATCATTGATTAAATGGGAGCAACTCACACAGAAGCCATACAGTGAGTTTGAACCTACGGAAGATAACTTACAATCCCTGTTGTATTGCATTCTGATAGCGAACAACGATAATTTCACATTTACGTTTGAAGAATACAAAAAATATGTACTTACGGACAAACAAACAGTGTTGGTTATTACAACGGAGTTGGCCGACCATATGAAAATGTTGGAGCAGTTCAAGCCGATACCGTGGACGGATGAAGAAACAGACGAAGAAACAGAAACAGAACCAACCAAACATAAAATATATATTAGCAGGCTTTTACCTCTACTTATAGACCAATGCCATTTGTCCGTAGATTATGTTATGGATAGGATGCAATACACGGAAATTGATATGTGGCTGCAATATCTCAATTTAAAGGAAAAGAACATTTTAACCACCAAACGCCTGTTTACATACCTTACTATGTTGCCCCACTTAAATCCAAAGAAGAAAATCACGGATAAGGACATTTTACCATTCGAATGGGAAAAGAAGGAAAAAGAAAAGATAAATAAGAAGAAATTAGACGATAAAGAAGCCTTGAATAAACTACATAACTTCTTGAATAGCGGAAAAATAACGGAAACCAAAGAATAAACGAAATATGGCAAGAAAAACTGAATTTGGCATTAGTATAAAGCTGTTAAAGGACAATTTTCAAAAGAACCTTAACAGCGTGAAAAACAGCGTGAAATCCTTTACATCTACTGTGAAGGGTTTGTTTGCGGGTTTGGGGGCAATTGCAATAGGCCGTCAAATGTTGCAGGTTGGAAGCGATTTTCAGAACGCTATGGCGAGGGTGAAGGCAGTAACCAACGCCACAACAGAGCAGTTTAAAACGATGGAGCGTGAAGCCGCCAAACTTGGAGCAACAACCAAATATACGGCAACAGAAGCAGCCAACGCCCTTGAAAACCTCACCCGTAACGGCTTGAAACCCGTTCAGGCAACAGAAGCGTTAAGTAAGGTGCTGCAATTGGCACAGGCCAACAGTATAGAATTGGCAGAAGCGGCAGACCTTGCAACCAATACTATGAATGCGTTTGGCCTTACCACTAAGGACCTTACCCGCGTGAATGATGTACTGTCCACGACAGCGGCAAACAGCGCCACAAATGTACTGTTATTGTCAGAAGCATTGAAAACTGCAGCACCTTTGGCAAATAATGTAGGTTTGTCAATTGAGGAAACAAACGCCGCATTGGGTACATTGGCAAATGTAGGCTTAAAGGGCAGTGATGCAGGTACGGCACTACGTCAAACCATATTGGGTTTGTCCACGTCAACACCTAAGAGCGCTAAGGCATTGCAGCGTTACGGATTGGTGATTAACCAAGCCACCATTCAGGCTGACGGATTGGGCAAGACGTTGGAAAAGATGGCTAAGGCAGGTATAGGCAACGACACGCAGGCATTGGCAGACATATTTGGCCGCCGAGGTTTTGCAGGTGCAAGCGCATTAATAGCCAACTACGAGAAAATCATTAGTTTAAACACCACCTTAGAGAATTCAAACGGCACTACCGCACGAATGTTTGAACAGTCCGCAGGTGAATACACCAAAGCCATAAAATCATTACAAAGTGCGTGGGAAGCGTTTGTTAACAAAGTGTTTAAGAGCGGAAGCGGATTGTTTACAGCGCCAATTAAAGGTTTGACACAGTTTGTGCGCAGTCTGATGGACTTACCAACGGTATTAACGGCCATTGGCGGTGCTATGTCAGTATTGGCGGTTAAAATGGTTTCCAATTTCAAGAACATTGGGACAAGTGCCGTAGTGATGGGCACGCGCATAAAGGCAGCATTCGGCGGTTGGATAGGTTTGGCACTTACGGCGGCAACGGTGATAGGTACTACGTTGGTTGCAGCGTTCAGAAAATCAAGCGAAGCAGAAAGGGAAGCCGCAAGAATACACGGTGAAATGGAAGCCCAAAACGGCAAATTGCAGGGTGAGTTCTTACATTTGGTGGACGTGCTAAGACAAAGTGAAAAAGGCAGTGCCGCATATAACTATGCATTGCAAAAACTACGTGACAACTACCCCGATTTGCTGAACAGTCTAAAGTTGGAGCAAATCAGCGTAAAACAATCCGCTAAGGAATACAACGCCTTACGTAACAATATATTGGAAACAATAAAGGCCCAACAGCAATACAATAAGATTAAAGCGGCCTTAGACAGTGCGGAAGCAGGCAGAAATACATTTAACGAAGGGTTGGAACAATCTACGTTCGGGGGCAGTTACGGCAGCAATATAGCGTCAAGTATGTTTTCACATCTGAAAAGAGGGACACACCAAGCGTTAAACGGCCGTACATTGACCGAACAAAGGACAGAGAGCGCAGAAATTATCAATACGGCGATACGCCAAATATCCGAAACATCTAAAACAAGCGGTGAGTTTACAAGAAGGCTTACACAGGCAGTTATAGAAGAAAACAAGCGTGTATATGGCGCACAGGCTAAGTTAGACGGCAACGTTACGAATGCAATAAAGCGCGTTGCGAAAAACTATTACAACACCGTAGGACAATTTAACGATGAAGCCAATAAGATACAATCCACACTATCCACTACGGCAGAGAATACACCGACAACACCCGTTGACAATGAAATGCCCGTAGTTCCTGATGCAACAAGCGGCAAAGTAAAGAAATCTACGGACAAATTGGCTGATGCACAGGATGATTATTCCAAATCAATTGCACTGATAAACAGAAAATTGCAGGAAAATATCATAGACGAAACAAAGGCAGTGCAGGAGCGTATAACAGCCATTGAAAAGTATATCAGTGCGTTGGAAGATGAATTAGGTGCAGAAGCCTTTAACAAACAGATATATTTGGAATTGCAACAGTCATTAAAGGAACAGACAAAGGCAAGCGAGAAATTACAGCAGGCAGAAAGTGACTATGCAAGAGGGTTGGAGGTTGCAAGAAACAGACAGTCCAAAGCGCAGGACATTTCAACATCTTTTGACAACGCCAATAAAACGGAAGTGGAGTTGCCTAAAATAAACCTTACGTTTGACAAATGGGAAACGGAAAGCAAGCAGTTGGACGGCGTGTTGGAAAAACTGAACAGCCTAAAACAGATAAAGGAACAGTTCAGCGATGAAGATATACTGACACTACGCGCAGAAACGGACGATGCAGCGGCACAGAACTTAGTGCGCTTGTATGACACGTTGGAAGATGAAATAAGCAGACTACAACCGCTTGCAGACGATTTAAACAAAAAGGTGGAATTAGGCAAGGCCGCCGAGAAAATAAAAGAGTTGAAAAAAGAGTACGGCAAAGGCTTGTATCAGGCCATAAACGCCACAGACGGTGCGATGAGCGGGTTATATACCACGTTCAGTAAGTTTAACAGCGAAGATTTCAGCAGCAAAGATGTTGCCGAACAATTCTTTACGATAACAGACGCGATATTTCAGACTATAGATGCAATTTCAAATCTTGTTACATTATGGCGGCAGTTGTCCGATATACTGTCCACTAAGGAGAAAATAGAAGGGGCAATCAGCGCGTTTGAAAATGTAAACAACGCAGTGGGGGCACAGGAGCAGTTAACGAAGTCGGTAGGTGCAGCAACGGAAGCCGTTATAGAAGGCAATGCAACGCAAGTGGCAAGCAATACGGCAGCGGCGACCACCAACATAGCGGCAGATACCGCAGAAGGTGCAGCGGCAGCAGGTAAGAGTGCGGCGAAAAGTGTACCGTTCCCGTGGAACATAGTGGCTATAGCAGGTGCAATCAGTGCGGCAATAGCAGCGTTCAGCGCACTACCTAAGTTTGCCGAAGGTGGTATTTTCCATTCAAACAGCAATGTAGGTGACAAGGGTTTGGCAAGGCTGAACAATAACGAAATGGTATTAAACACCAAGCAGCAATCACAGTTATGGCGTGCAATCAGTCAGGGTTATAAGATGGACGGACCGTTAAGCGGTAAGGTTGAGTTCCATATAAGCGGTAAATCGCTAAAAGGCGTACTGAACAACTACAATTCCAAATTGGAAAAAATATGATAACATAAAAGCGGCTAAGAAATTAGTCGCTTTTTTTTATGATTTCAGAAATAGCAGGCTATTTATAATTAAAAAAACATTGCAATGAAATACATAGGAAATTTCCACAGTTTAAGCGGCGTACCTTACGAAGTGGTGATTACAACCAATTATAACAATTCACCGTCACCGGACACAGGTACTACAACCACAGAAGCAACTACAACTACAACGACAACAACGACAGCACCGACAGACGAGCCGACAACATACATAGACCTTACAGGAACAAGCCCGTTTGTCACAAATATGGACAACGATAGTGAAATGTTCTATACGCCTATTAAAGGGCAAGGCGCAACAGTCAGTATAGTTAACAACGGCACAACTGATTTCAAGTTTGATTTGTTTTCTATTTATCCGACACAAACTAAAGTGGTGCTTAAACGTACCGACACAAATAAAGTGGTGTGGGTCGGATTTGCAGATTGTCAGATATACGACAACCAATACGAAGGTGAACACGACATATTGCAATTGGAATGTGTCGGCGGTTTGTCTGTATTGAAAAACATAGCCTATACGCCCGTTGGTGTGGAAAAGGGAAATGTAAGTATGTTGGACGTAATGTTAAACTGTTTGCTGAAAATAAACTGTTATTCAGAACTGAACGTAAGCAGAGCGGTAAAACTTACGCAATCGGACAACGGCAACATATTGGAACAGCTTTATATTAATGAAGGCAATTTCTTTAAAGAGCGGAAAGACGAAAAGCAAACGGATAATGAATTGGCTTTTACGTGTTATGACGTTATAGAAGCGATATGCCGTTATATGAATTATACGGCAGTGGCAGAGGGTGACAAATTGTATCTGATAGATTACGACAACATACGGAACGGAAACAACCAATACACCACTTACGATTTGTCAGGACCGACACTAAGCAGCACGGCGGTAACCATTGCCGACAATGTTACATTGCAAGCGTCAATGTATCAGGGCAGCAATAACAATATCAGTTTGGACAACGTTTATAGCAAAGTGAGCGTTACGGACAACCTCTATACGTTTGATAATGCCTTACCCGAACTGTTCAACTATCAGGCAACCAATATAACAGCCGCAGACGATTGGACAAAAGAGGATAGAGTATTTACAGGAAGTGGCATAGACGATTGGGAATTGCAGACAGTGGCAAGCGGCAATACTATCCAAACAGCAGACGGCCTTATGAACAGTATAACCGACAGGAACTACCATACGTTTATGAAATACTACCACAACCAACCTAACTACAAGTTCTATTGGTATGAAAAGGATGCGGAGTTATGGCGTAACAGTCACACGTTAAATCAAGTATGGCCTACCGAAGGTTTCAATTACAGTGAAACAACTACAAATATCGGCGCAGTGGGGGCAAAAATGCAAGTGGACGAAATAGACAAATGGGAAAATGGAAAAGTGAGCAAGTTGGATTTAAACGAATATGTTGAAATAGTATGGCAGGACCTCGACAACTACGGAAGTGGAAGCAACACCGATTATGATGTGGACGGCTACGAAGATTTCCCCGCTTACTTACCTATGATGTCCACCGTTACAGATACGGCACTACCGTTTGGCGGTGAAAACGCTTATATAATAGTGCAGGGCAGTGTGGTATGTATGGACAGGGAACAGTATTACATTACACCGACCGCACAGAGTGAGAGTAAAACAAACTATCTCAATTGGACAAGAGCCTATTTAAATTGTCAGTTGGAATGGGACGGCCTATATTACAACGGCCACAATTGGACTGAAACACCGACCACGTTTAAACTACCTTATTTGGAGCGTGACAAGCGCGTAAGTATTGCTGAATATATGGCGAAGGAACTACCAATTAGAAATACCGTTACGTGGGATATGGGTTTGGATTTACAGGGATATGCCATTAAATTGCCTAATGACAGAGTGTTTGTAACTAAACCGAAGTTTACAATCTATAATCTGTTCAGAAACAGCCACCAATATAGAATGGTAAGTTTGTGGATAAAGAATTTCAAATTGTCCACAGTTATTGCCAACCCTTTATTTGATGAAAATCAAGACGATAACACGTTATATACCAATGTAATTGACGAAAACATCTACGACAACGAATATACAACGGATTGGAACATAACCACTTGGGATGATAAAAAACCAAACCTAAGCAGTGTTATGTACAAGCAGGACGGCAAATATTATTACGTTGACAAACTTTACAACACGGCAACTAATTTGGCATTAAGGCAGGAGGAACAGTTTATAGTAAAAGCCGTAAACCAATACAATGCGGCAGGAAAACGCCTTAGCCTTATATTAACGCCTGTCCACCCTTATACCATCGCCACTGAAACACTGATAGACAACATTAAATTAATCATAGATAATCAAAGTATAGACTATCAGACAGACAGCGCAGAAATAGAATTAAGAGAAATAAACCCGATAACCAATTTACCACAATAATGAAATTAGCGAAATACAACATATCAAAGGACGGTAACACCACCTCACAGCGTATATACTACACGGCAACCAATACAGCCAATGCAGGAACTACAGTTACCGCCACAACAGCGGACCAACTTACAAACACGCACTACATATTCGGACAACCGTTCAATGGCACGCAGGACGTGGAAGGTGAGTTGAACAACGTTACCAATATTAATGCCACAGGTACTATCAGCGGCCAATCGTTAGACGTAAAGAGTGCAACAACGGAAAATCTGCAAAGTTACAGCGCAACCACAGAATATCAGACTACGCGCTATTTTAAGGGCGATACAGCCGTTATTAGCAGCCTTACGGGGGATAATGCCACCGTGAACAATTTAAACGCTACAAGCGCAAATACGCAAACCCTGACAGCCAATACAATCGTTTCAAGCAGTATTACGAACTCTGACACCATCTATACAAAAAATCTTGAAGTGACGGGGCAGGCACATTTCTTTAAACTGATAATAGACGAAATAAAGAGTGTAGGGGGGCAGTTGCTTATCACTGCAGCAAACGCGAAAATAGATATGGTGAGAAAACAGCAGTCCAATTACCAACTGTTGTTCCGTTCTACTGACCCTGACGGCAGGGAAATAGACAATCAGTTTGTCAGAAACGACCAAATCATTTGTCAGACATTCAACGTGGCAACGGGTACAACGTTTAATGCGGCAAACAAATACTATTGGGCACTTGTAAACGCAACAGGCAACACTACAATTAACGGTATCAATTACCACTATATTACTATTAGTGATGCAGTTAAGGACGGTGACGGCATACCCGAAGCAGGTGACGAAATAGCGCAGTTGGGATATAGAGGTACTGACGATGCAAACAGGCAGAACGCAATTATAATCAGTGCTTATAACAGTCCTGACCCAAATGTAGAAGCGCCAAGTATTGTGCAGTACAGAGGGATAAACAGTTTCTCGCTCGAAGGTAAGATAATGAACCAATGGGCAAGCAATGGAAACATAATAAGAGGTAATCTAAGAGTGGAGAGCGGCGAAAACGTTGAGGATTTAATTAACTCAATGGCAAGCGGTACAACGGCCTATTTGCATATCGCATATGCCGACAATATGAGCGGAAGCGGATTTACGACCAATCCCAATCAAGCCAATGGAAAAGCCTATTTAGGTATGTACAGCGACTACACGCCAACGGGCAGTACAAACTACCGTGATTACACTTGGATGCGCATAAAGGGTGACAAGGGTGATAACTACAGTTCACAGATTTACACGTTATTCGCTGAAAAGGCCATTGCACAGGTGGGGTATGACGATGTACTAAGTTTGGACTTACAATATAAAATCAAAGAGATAAGCGGTAATTCAGTGGTGGACTATAGCGGAAGCGATTTAAGTGTGTGGTTTAGAGTGAATAATAATAATATAAACAACACCTTCACCCAACTTAACGGAACGGGTAATGTATTTACATACTACGCAAGCAGTTATATTGCAGACTATCACAATCGCACAGATTTAAATAACACCATAACCGTATTGCTTACAAATGGCAACCCGAATGGAGATACGACACCGACATCAACACCGACAACATCAGAGCCAACCGTACCGTTTACAATTTACGAGGAAAACACGTTGCCAATCGCGTTCAAGAAGGGGGCTTTGTTTGAAGTCAGGGAAGATGCAATTAATATAGCCGTTCAGAATGTGCAAGGCGATATAAACACCATATCAGCCACGGCAACAGCAAATACGGCAAGTATAAGAAACTTATCAGGACAAACCAACCAATTACAACAGACCGCAGACGCTTTACAATTGAACATAAGCAACCTAAGCGGCGATGTGACAACCATAAGTGCAAATACGGAAAATATTGTTTTACAACTTAATCAGACGGGCATAAACATTGAAAACGGTAAGATTACATTAAACGCCAACAACACGGACGTATTAGGTAATTTAAATCTAAAGGACAGTTCCACAGGATTGATAATCTACGATGCAGAAGGTAATCCAAAAGTGATTGTAAACAACGGTCAAATAGGAACATTTACAAGTTATTCGGACGTTACGACATATGACTATAGTTATGGTAACGTTCAGGATAAGCAGGCAGGGCAGCAGATTAATGTAACTGTTGGTCCAATTAATCTTGGAACAGTCAAAGCCACGGACAAAGTTACGATAAGCGGAGGTTATTATTACTTAGTAAACCGCAGCACAGGAAGAAAATTGGAAATACCGACAACCAACTATAATTTGCAATTGCTAAATGGAAACGTAGTTATCTATACTTTGTCAGGAACTCTGACACGCTCTACAACTACGGACAATTTCTATTTGCCGACATTCACGGCAACAGCCACGACAGCCAATAACTTATATCTAAACATCACCATAACAGCCAACGACACCACCAATTCGGAAAGCATATTGGCGCAGGTATTTGGAGATGTGGCAAGAAGTATTAGCAATATTACGCATATCGGAACGGATGGCATAATGTTAAATCAGGGTGAAAATAAATGGGTATGGCTTGGAACTGACGAACTTAGGATGCAATGGCAGAATGACGGCTATTTATTAAATGACAATGGTTTACAACGTATTGCATACAACAATCAAGGGGACGTTCGATATTTCCCGTTGGAAGGGTATCACAGAATTAAAACCCTTACTTACAGTGACTTTTCAACCGTATATTCACCTTCGTTAGGAAGAAATGTATTGGCCTATACTGTTACAGATAATGACGATTTGTTATATGTTATGCAGATGTACACAGGCAGCACGGGCGGTGAAGTGCGTGACGCTTACATAATATTGTCCAACGACAGTTTGACCGCCGTAGCAGGCAGAACTATTAAAATCAAAAATAACACGACAACAAACATTCATATCATTTGCGATGAAGCCTACACGAAAATCTACAGTAAAGACAGAGGGCGCGACAGTGCTATAACTGACTTTAACGGTTTTAATGACGACCCTATCACAGCAGTTTATTTAGGTGCAGTAAATACAACCAATACGAGTTACTATCAGGCTTGGCAAATATGGCAGCAGAACTAAGGATAAAGAGCGGCTAAAACAAAGTCGCTCTTTTTTTTGATTTCAAAAAGCGACAAATCAGAATAATATAAAACAACATACAAAATGAAAGAGACTTGGAATAATATAGGAATTAAGGACAAAATGCAGGTCATTAACGGAACACTGCTTATTGTATCGGCAATAGCGTTATACTTTGTAAGTTTTATTTTGACAATGACAATAGGAATGGGGGTTATAAGCGCAGGGGGCACTATGTTGGCTTCAGGTCTTGCATTCTTCGGTATTATGGCATACGTCAAAACTGAAATAACAGAGTTCAAAAATCAAGTTTTGTCAAAAGAAAAAGAAGAATAATTTATTGAGAAATATAATATTAATGGCAAGTTTGTTTTATTTCGCACCATTACTTAAAAGGCTCGAAGGTGGTTACGCAGGCAACATAGACGGCAAAACGTGTACGATGCAGGGCATAACGCTTGGTGTGTACCAAAAACATTTCGGTAAGCATAAAACTTGTTCAGACCTAAAAAGAATTTCAGATAGTGAGTGGTACACCATTACGAAGATTGATTATTGGGATGCAGTAAGGGCCGATGAAATTGCAAATCAGAGCGTGGCAAACATCATAGTTGATTGGGTATTCAATAGCGGAAAATCAGTAGTGAAACGCATTCAGAAAATAGTTGGAGTTGTCCCCGATGGTATATTTGGAAAAAGGACTTTAGCAGCCATTAACAACGCTGACCAAAAAGAACTGTTTGAAAAGATAAAGGCTTCAAGAAAAGCATTTTTTGACGAAATCATTGAGCGTAACCCGTCAAAGGCTAAGTTTCGAAGGGGATGGTACAATCGCCTTAATCACTTTAAATTCGTGGATTAACTTGCGAAATTACCGTTAATACTTGCAACTGCAGTAATTAACTTGCAAACCTCCAAAACAAGCCCTTATAGAAATTTCCTCTACTGCAGTAGCACCCACGACAGCAAGCAGCAACATCGACTTGGTTGTAGCCATTACGTCCTGCTTCTTGCGTAGAAGCAAACCTTAAGTAGATTTCAGAGAAATCTTCGTACTTCGATGCTTCTACAGGTTTAGAAAGAGCAGGGTGATTTGTCATAGAAGCAGCCTGTCTTTTAGTTCGATTTCCGTAGTTGCTATTATATTTAGGAGTACAGAACTCTAAGTTACTTACGCAGTTATTTATCTTATTCTCATCCTTATGGTTTACTTGTTCAAAGCCATATGGGTTTGGTATGAATGCTGTAGCGACGAGTCTATGAACTGAGAATTTCTTTACTTTTCCGTTTCTACAAAGAATAACTTGCAAATAGCCATCTTTACGCTTGAAAGGCTTTAAAATCTTTTCTTTACCTGTATGACTATAATTCAGGCTCTTAACTTTACCTAAATTACTAATTTCATAATTTTCATAGCCTTCTACAGGCTTCCAAATTTCAATTGTATTCATAGTTATGTTATTAAAAAAAGTGATTTGTGCAAATATACAAAAAATAATATTTTCATTTTTAGCAGTTACATTGCTTGTGTCGTGCTCTCCAAAATACATAACAAAAACCGACGTTCAGAGAGACACGGTGTATCAAGTGCATCACCTCCGTGACTCTGTCTATTTACACGACAGCGTTTCAGTGTCCATACACGCATCTAATGATACTGTGTATATAGATAAGTATAAAAGTGTCATACGCTACAGAGAATATCTAAAAACGGACACTGTTAAGCAGATAAAAGAAATTGTCAAAAAAGACACCAAAGTGGTGGAGGTCAAAAAGAAAAATAGTTGGTTTTCCACGTTTATATATGGGTTGTTATGTGGGGGATTTCTGTTATTGATTTTGCAAAGTAGAAATAGCAAAATGAACTAAGCCTAAAATATTTTTCAAAATTGATTTTTTTGTTACTTTTAATCTAAATGTTTTAATTACAACATTTTCCAAATAGTTTCAAATCGTAAAGTTCATTAGTATGGGTTTTACGATTTGAAACTTTTTTCATTTTTTTGTTTGGTTTGTCCATTGCAATGTCTATCTTTGCAGTGGAAACATTATAAATTAACTAAATAACCAAACTGAAAATGAATGAAGAATTAAATCAATCGGCGAAAATGTTGTTAGACGCATATATGGCGATATGCGAAGCAGATTACCAATTGGAACAAATTGGCGCAACCAAAGAGGAACTTCGCACGGAGTTGGAACAGCTGTTACTCTATGACGATGATTATGCGGTATTGGATGAAGATGTAATCCCTTTTCTTCTTAAACTTATAATCCGTATCAAGTAAGATGGAAAAGGCTATAATTTGGGTACGAGTCAGCACTAACCAACAGGACATAGAGGACCAACGCAGAGAGTGTTACCAAATGGCTTACGCTGACGGTTGGACAGATGATAATATCATTGAACTTGGTGCAAAGGGCGCAAGTGCGAGAATGCACGGCAAGGCAATGAGCGCAGAGTATATAAACCAACTCAACAAGCTGCTGAATTACATTAAAAACGACCCTGACGTGAAAGCCTTATACATTTGGGAACTATCACGTTTGGCACGTGTTTATATGTACCTGATTAATGTTGTCGAATATTGCAAGATTAACGGCGTTCAATTTGTATGTAAAAATCCGAATATAAGATTGTTGGATATAAACGGCAATGTTGACAACAACGCCGATATAACCATTACTGTTGTCGGTAAATTGGCGGCGCAGGAAATGGACATTAAAATTGCACGTATGAAGCGAGGAAAAAACGCCAATACAGAAAAGGGACTTGCAACAGGAAATAAAAGAATGTACGGCTATGACATAGTCAATAAGCAATATGTAATTAACGAAGCGGAAGCCGATATTATCAGAACGGTTTATCGCACGTATTTAGAGAGTAAAGGCGGTTATAACGATACCGTAAATGAACTGAACAGAATTGGTATTAACCTTAATAGAAACCAAATTGTTTACATTCTACAAAAAGAAGCCTACACGGGTAGTATGAAAATGAAAAGCGGACTAACTAAGCCGTACCCGCAAATAATCACCAAAGAATTGTTTGAAAAGGTTAGACAAAAACGCGAAGGTAGGGACATAATAAAAGACAAATCGCGTAAATACTATCTGTGTACATTTATGCTAAAATGCCCTCACTGTGGCGCTATGCTGAAAACGATGAACGGCAAAAGTTACCAATGTTGCAGATGTAAAAAACTCTATGCTCCGATGTATGCAGCAGATACTATATTGTGGGACGTTGCCACGAAAACAAGAGCCAATATATTGGCAGGGGACGCAAAGAAAATAAAAGCCGACATAGAAGCGACAAACGAAGAATTGGCAATGGAAATCAAAGGACTTGAATTGTCCAAAGAGAAAACCAACAGAAAACTAAAAGCCCGTCAAAGACTATTTCTTGACGGCGAAATAACGGAAACAGAATATGACGAAGGCAAGCTGAAAATAGAAGCAGAGAGAGCAACTATTAACACGCAGATAGAAGCAATTAACGACCGTATAAAAGCCAACAACAAACGTATGGCAACCATTACGGAAAACGATGCAGATACCTTAAAACTCTATGAGCGTTTGCATATATCAGAAGAAATGGACCTTACCACGACCAATTGGCGCGAAATGTATAATATCATTCGTACTTACATAAAGGTGGGGAATTGCTCTTATGTACGGCTTAAAAAACTGAATAGTGATTGGCTGATGGTGGAAGGTGAAAACGAGCGTTACAGAGCCTTACGCATAGACGTGGAAACCATTAATGACCGCAAATGTACATATTACTACCTATCGCCTAAAGGAAATCAAAAAGATTTACGGAAGCCGAAATACTTATACCTTAGTGACGATGGCTTAGTTAAGCCAATGCATTTTTATATTGAAATTCCGAAAAGAATGCCAATAACATAAATCAAAAAACCCTCTAAAAAAAATAGAGAGTTTTTTTTTGCCTTAAGGGTGTTATCGCAACAGCCTAATAGGCTTGTAACCAATAAATAAATAATAAATTAATAATTAAAACTAATTATGAAAACAAAATTTATTCTACGCTTAAAATGAAAATTAAACAGCAAACCTCCAAAACAAACCCTTGTATCTGTTGTTTCCTTCATAGTAGTAACACCCTCTACAACAAGCAGCAACGCCGCCTTGATTATATCCATTCCTTCCTGCTTCTGCTGTTGAAGCAAATCTTAAACAGATTTCTCTAAAATCAGGATACTTTGAAGCCTCAACTGCTTTGATTATTCTTTCTTGGAGAGTTCCATAATGCATATTGTACCACCTGCTTGTCCATTCGATATTGCTAACTGCATTATTTGCCTTATCCTCATCTTTATGATTTATTTCAGGGAGTCCTAATGGGTTAGGGATAAATGCCGTAGCCACAAGACGGTGGACTTGGAACATTTTACCTTTTCCATCTCTGTATAGACAAACTTGCAGGTAGCCTTTTCCATTATCAGTAGGTTTTAAAATCTTTTCTTTTCGCAACTTATCGTTGCCAAGACTTTTAACCCTTCCCAAATTCGACACGGCGTAAAATTCTTCATATCCTGCCACAGGCTTCCAAATCTCTTTTTGCATATTCATATTATTTAGAAATTCTGTAGAGTCCATCACCGTATGTTAACATACTATAGTCGGTCAAAGGCATTGGCATTTGCCATTTAATAGCCCAATCATATGGAAGATTATAACATAGTTTCGTAACAGTTGTATTATCACTAAAATCAGTTGTTGCAGGGCATTGCATTTCTATCTTAGGTAATTTAAGTTCTATGTCTTTCCATAGTTTATTTAAGTTATAACTAAGACCGCACCAATTGTAAATTGATACGTAGTATTTATGTTCATTTCTCTTTTCATCCATTATGCGATTATATTTGTCCACTTCCATTAACGCCCCGTCATAGAAGGTATATTGTTCAGGTGATATTTGCCGATATTTCACTTCTACATCAGCAGTATATGTATGGCCATTAAGTGTTGTTGCTGTTATAGCCATATCCGTAGTATTGTATTTGTTATTTTCAAACAAATCAAATGTTCCTGTGCTGCAACGTTCCATAATGTGCGAAATATATATTTTTTTGCCTAAAATGTCATTTTTACTATTCATTGCAATCGCTTTTACAATAAATATCAAACCAAAGGCAAAAATGCAATAGATGGCTATTATTCTAAATAATTTATTATCTAACATATTGAAATTAAAACAGATTGATATTAAATTTTTTCTTATTTAGAATTAATCAATTACGTAAATAATTCCTCTCTTTCATCTTCTGTGGTAATTTCATCAAATATTTCATTAATCATTTCTTCATCCAATCCATCTTCCACCATTACACCAATAAAGGAATTAAAGATGTCCGCTTTGTTGTCGTGGTATTTTCGCATAAGAGTAATCATTGACTTCAAAAGTGTGGTAATTACGAGTTTCTTTTCTTCATTAGTTGTGTTCGTGCTATTTTTCTCCATTATGTATGTATTTGTTTTTGTGTTTTATCTGTTCGTTGCAAATATACAAAAATTATTTTCACATATCCCAAAAATAATAAAAAATATTTTTAAAAATATCCTCAACGCGCTTATTTTTAGCGCGTTTCGACATTAAAATTTTCTATTAAAATTAGACGATTTTATAAGGCTCACGCCTTACACCACCTGAAATTAGACGATTTATTTATTATTTAAATAAGGTAATGCCCTGCGGCGTGTGTGGAAACTTCTAATCCTTGTCACGCATCATAGGACTTTGTCCTTTAATCGCGGTCTTGACCGCTTATCTGCGTGTACTGCGGATTGTACGGCTTTATGCCGTGGCTTCGCTCTCTCTTTTAGCCGCAACGCGGAGCACTGCGGGGGGTGGGTTACTATATAGTACAAACTCTATATAGTAGAGAATTTATTACTATATATATTTATATTATATATATAATACATTAAAACATCAACAGACATTATCTTACTTCACCGGGTTAAATTCAATATCTAATTTATTAAAAACAAACAAGTTAAAATGATTTTTAATGAAATTTTTTGTTGATTTTAATGTCCAACACGCTAACAAACAGCGTGTTGGGATAATTTTAAAAAAATATTTAAAAAAATCTTAGAAAGTTTCAAAGTTTTTTGTATATTTGCATTGAGAATTGAAAATCACGTGATATTTATCTGTAAACACAAAAAATTAATATGATGGAAATTTCAAAGAGTTTAATAAATTACAGTTCTAAACCCAACAATGTTGAGGTCGCTACTATGCGTTTCAAAAATGAAAGCGTTGATGTTATCGGTTTGAAAGAAGCTTTGGAAAACGGTTATGCCGTTAATTATACGTTAATTGATGAGAATGGACGTAGGACAAAAGCAAATTACAAAAACAAAAGTTTCGTGACAATAGACTTTGACAACGTGGATTTCACGCTTGATGAAGCCGTGGAAAATGCAATTGCTAAACCGAACTTAGGCTACTACAGTTATTCTGACAATCCTATTGCGATAAATGGCAGAAGGTTTCATTTAGTTTATTGTTTTGATGAAGGTTTGACGGTTGGGGAAGTTGAAGGTCTGTGGCGTTCCATTAATAAAGAAGTCGAATGTCTTGGTAAGACTGACAAATCAACTAAATCGGCATACCAAATAACTTATGGCACAGACAAAGAAGTTATTATGTACAATGAAATCCCTTATAAAAAGACAGATTTTACAATCCCCGAAGAAACAATAAAAGCGTCTGTTACTTTGGAAGATATGCGGTTAAAAAAAGAAGATTTCGAAATCTCAATCAATGAAGATTTCTTGAAAGATTTTAATGACTTGAAAGCAAGAACGTTTTTGGTTAAATATCAAAATGACTTTATAGACAGGGAAAAAACTAATGTTGTCGGGAATGCTGACTATCCGTTTGTCTATGCCCCTGATAAGTTCTATGAAATACGCCGTGTATTTACGAAAAACCCCGAAGGTAAAATCATACCTGTTAGAACAAAAGACGGTTATAGACGTAGAAAGACGCTTTTCCTGAATGCCTTGATTAGATTAAATATATGTCCTACGCTCTCAATTGAAAATTTAATTTACAACCTCTATGGAGAATTGGTGAAACACGTAAACAATACCTGTGGCGATAAAATCACCAAACGTGAAATTGTCCATATCGCCGTCAATGCTTTTAAAGAACGTGGCAATTACCCCGAAGTGGGATTGGTTGAAAAGAAGTATGTTGTCAACCCGTCGTTTTGCAGAAAATACGGTGTTACACCTAAGGAAGTTATGGAACAGTTCGGGGGTGAAGGAAGGACAAAATACAGAATTGCAATTATTCATCCGAGGACGGGTTTGGTGCTTAAGAGGGTGAACGGCGCAAAAGACGCTGCAGAATGGATTAACGTGGATATAACCACGGTTTACAGCGCGTTAAAGAACGGACACAAATGCGGTGGGTATATACTTAAAAAAGTCAAGTATAGAAAACCCAAAAAACTATTTACTAAACCTTTGGATATTTAAATAAAACTCTTTGAAATATATTCATTTGTGATGCAGCCCTTTTGATTGGGGCTGCATCGTTGGTTTTATTAGTAGTAAAAACATCTAAACGCAAAATAAGGCGATTTAAGCCCTTGAAATTTTCCATTGGTACATTTTACCATTTCGTAGAGAAAACGTCTTAAATCGCTTCTAAATGCCCTTAAAACGGAAATTAGGAAATATATCACACTACACACGCACGCACGTACCTTAAAAATATCATTCTGTCCAAACATAAACACCTGCGTTCTTCTTATCGTAGGTATATGGCTCAAATATCGGTATCAGTTCATCTGAGTTATCGTCATTTATTAAACCTGCTTTGACTAAACAGTCCTGTAAGGTCTGAGCGGCGTTAATGTAGTCAAACCTTCTATGGCTGTCCCTGACGAATTGGATATGCAGCCGTAATGGTTTGGGTTTTCCTGCTGTTTCTCTTAGCCATTTGGGTTTGATGGCTATTAGTTGTGGTATGTAGGTATCAAAGCATTTCATTGAAAGTTTGGATTTAATAAGGCGCTTGCCAACAATACGCTGTGAGTTCTTAGACGAAGCGGTATTTCCGCTGATAAAAAATTTCATAGTAATAATAGATTTTTTGTATATTTGCAAAAATGAGTTTTATATTTAATAAATATGAATAAAGAAGAAAAATGGAAAGCAATAGCGGGATATGAAGGATATGCGGTTAGCAATCTTGGGAAAGTTAAAAGCCTGAAGTATGATAAAGAAAAAATCCTAAAGCCTTACAAACATAGAGGCGGTTACTTGTTTGTTTACCTATACAGAAATGGAAAACGTAAAATGTTCTACGTTCATAGGCTCGTAGCTTCTGCATTCATACAAAACCCTGAAGGCTTTGAACAAGTGAACCATAAGGACGAAGTTAAAACTAACAACTGCGTAAGTAACTTAGAGTGGGTCAGCAGGTTGTACAACAACAACTACGGCACTCGAAACGAAAGAATTTCTGTTGTCCAAAGAAACGACCCTGCTAAAAGTAAAGTTGTCGAAGCGTCTAAGTATCCTGACTTTAGAACAATTGAACTGCGTTTTGCTTCAACAGCAGAAGCCGGAAGGAATGGTTATGGCCACACCGCCGTTTCTGCTTGCTGCAATGGGTGTTTCAACCGCGAAGGTAATAATAAATACAAAAATCTTTATTGGAGATACGCAAGTTAATATGAAGAAATAATAATCGGCTGTTAGCGATTATAAATAACATTCCATTTTTTAATTGTTTTCATTAAAAGCCATTCTGTTGTGAAACAGGGTGGCTTTGTTGTTATTTTAACGCTTTTGCTCAATTTTAATGAGCCTTAAAATGAAGCAAAAGTATGATATAACCAACCACAGATGGTAATTTTATCTTTAGTGGATAAAGTGTATTGTAGTGTACTATTTGGTTGGTATTTGGGTATTATAATTTACAATTTGGGGCGTAAGTTTTTGGTAGTCAGATAGTAATAGGCGGGTAGTTTTTTTTTGAGCAACTTGCCTACTATAAACGCACGCCAACCAACTTTTTACGACATACTTAATTTAGGATTTCCATAAATACCATAATTACAGAAAGTTATATTTTTGCCATTTATTTTTTTAGTGAAAATCCCACTTTTTGACAAGTGGGATATATTTATATACAAACACATATGATATGAAAAAACGGACGAAGCAAATAATAATATACAGTCTGCTTGCAATGTCGTTGACATTAAACATTATGCAATTGCTATACATTTCCGCACTGACGAATGTAATAGGCAGGCAGCAGACAATAATAAACTACCAACAACTTAGAAAATGAACTATCCGAAAAATAAAAATGCCATATTCTTTAGACTAAACGACAGGGACTATAGGCAATTGAATGAAACAGCCGCCCTCCACGGTTTCAGAAGCGGTCCTGACCTTGCACGGACGGTTGTAAGGTTTGCGCTTAATTGGTTGGAATACCAAAGCCGTAAGAAGCGAGAAATAACGATTGGTGAGGAAATAGAAGAAATGTTCGACAACTACATAACCTCTACTGACGATTTCGTTTTCACAAGCCAAACAAAACCGAAAAACACCATATGACTACAATACGATTGGACGGCCTGAATGAATTGAAACTACGGTTGCTGTTGCTCTCTAAGATAGACGGGAAGAAACAGAAAAACATATTGCCAAGCAACCGCAGTATAATGGAAAAATGGATAGCGGAACACTACGAAGAACTATTTGCGAAGTTTGACGTATGGAAACATCAGTTGGACAAAAAGACGTTGAGCAAAACCGACATATTGCACGACACCATTATCAGACTTTACTATGCCGACCACCAACTGACTGAAAGAGAAATAAACAGGAAATTCAAAATCAATGATAACCACGGGGAACAAACACTACGGGGAGTTGATCCACAGCACGAAGTGGCAGAAATTGAGAAATGCGAAAATAGCGCACAATCCGATGTGTGAATGTTGTAAGGAAAAATTAGCCACGGAAGTGCACCACGTAATACCAATCGCATACATAACAGACCCCGCGGAACAAGAAGCGTTGGCGTTTAACGTAAACAACTTGCAGTCGCTATGTCGGGAATGCCATCACGAAATCCACCGCAAACTGAATATGGAACGGCATAACAAGCGCACGAAGCAGGACAACGACAAAGACAGAATAAATGATTTTATTACAAACTATCTAACTAAGAAAAAATGAAACAGTTAAGCGAAATATTAAAGACGAATAAAGAAGTTAAAAACCTTATAGAGTTTATCACCGAGATATTGAAAGAGCGGCAGTTATACACCAACGCCCTTGATGTATTGGTTTACAACACAGCTTGCCAACTTGTAACGTATAACAAACTGATGCGTAATTATCTAAAGAGTAAGGACACTACAGCAAGAAACAGTGACGGAACGGAAAAACGAAATCCCACACTTATGGATATGACGCAGATAGCGGAAACCATACGTAAGAACTGCAAGGCATTGGGTATAAGTTATGAAAGTAAGGCGCAGGGTGTAACGGAAAATGACCCGTTAAGCCAATTGTTAGAAACAATGGGTGACGATGACTAAAAAGCAGGTAGAGAATAAAATAAAGAAATACAAACAACTGTTGGCCAAACACAAACCTGTATTGGATGAAGCAGACAACCGTATTGCAGGTTACATAGGCGATGTATTTGCAGAGCCGAAAAAGCACAACAAATACGAATTGTTAATGATTTACCGCACGTTGGATATGCTGAACGACCAAACTATCTATTTCAATACCAAGAAGGTAAGCCGCTTTTTCAAGTTTTATGAGTTTAGCAAGTTTCCGAGCCAAGAAGGTATGAAGGCGTTTAAACTCACGCCGATACAAGCGTTTATTTTTGCCAACATCTACGGCCTTTACAATGTAGAAGATAATACGCGCGTGATACGTAACGCGCTGTTGTTTTTTCCGCGTAAATGGAGCAAGACAACGGCAGTGGCAGCAGTGGCCGAATATGATTTGTTATTTGGCGATGCAGACGCGCAGGCGTATATAGCAAGTAATAGTTTTAATCAATCTAAGATTTGTTTCGACATTATTTCCAATTCTCTTAGGCAGTTAGACCCCAACAATAAGGCGTTCAGACGAAACAGGGACATTATTTATTCTCTTATGCCAAACCGCAGTAGTCTTATAAGATGTCTATCAAGCAAGGCCGACAAATTGGACGGCCTGAATGCTTCTACGGTGATTATGGACGAATATGCCCAATCGGAAACGCAGGAACTTATGAACGTGCTTACAAGCAGTATGGGAACACGTAAAAACCCGCTTACGATTGTGATAACAACGGCTTCAACGAAACTGACTACGCCGTTTACTACAATGCTGAACGCCTATAAACAAGTGTTGGAAAACAATATACAGTCCCGAAACATATTTGCGGCCATATTCGAGCCTGACGAAGGTGACGACTACGGAGCAGAAACAACGTGGGAAAAGGTGCAGCCACATTTGGGTGTGACGGTTAACAAAGCCTTTTATAGAAGTGAGTGGGAAAAGGCGCAGTTAAACGCGGACGATAAAACCAATTTCCTGACGAAGTTGCTAAACGTGTTCGTGCAGGATATTAGCACGAAATGGATAGACAAAGACGTGATATTGAAATACACCAAGCCGCTTAGACTTAGCAAACTGAAAACACGCCCGAAGGCATTTGTAGCCGTTGACTTATCGGTAAAGGACGATTTCAGCGTGGTATGTTACGCACTCTACGACAGTCTGAACCACCGCTTTTATTTCACCTGTGATTTCTATATCCCGAAGAATACCGCCAACAACCACCACAATTCAGAAATGTATAAAGAGTTGATAAAGAACGGGAAAATGAAAATATGCGGCAATGATGTCATAGACTATACAATGATAGCCAACGACATAATAGGCAACGCGAAATACGTGGATATTGTCAACTTAGGATATGACCCTTACAAATCAAAGGACTTTATCAATGTAATGCGCACGGTTGGTATGAAAAACCTTACGCCCGTCAGTCAGACGTTAGGCAGTTTCAGCCCCGCAGTTGCAGCGTTTGAATACGGCGTTTACAACGGCAACTACCAATTTGACGATAACCCGCTTATACTCTATTGCTTTAACAACGTGGCAATGGACGTGGATAAAATGGAAAACCGCAAGCCGATGAAGAAAACCGCCAACGATAAAATAGACGCGGTGATAACTATATTAATGTGCATATTGTTGGCAATGAATACAAAAAGGCAAATATTTTAGGTTTTTGATTTCAAAAAACAAATGTAATTTATAATTATAAAACACAATTGATATGAAGTGGTTTAACTTTAAAAAATCCAACGACATAGAAACCCGTGGAAAAAAGAAAAATGAAATAATAAACTGTGTACCTCCGCGACTGAACGTTTACGGTCCTGTCAACTCGCCCGACCTCGCACTTACAAACAGCGTGGTATATCGCGGAACAAGCATATTGTCGGACAGCGTGGCTTCCATACCGCTTGAAATATACCGAAAGAAAAACGGTTATTGGACGGTGGACACCACCAACAACCTGCATAAGCTGTTCACGGTAAAGGCCAATAAACGCCAAACCATCTACGAACTGTTGGAAGGTATTGTTATACAACTAATTTTATTGGGAAATGCTTATATCTATATCAGGCGTTCAGCAGATGAAGTAAGGGAATTGATTTTAATTTATCCCAATTGCACGTTTTATGACGTTATACAAAATAAGTATGTTATAACAGACCCTTACAATAAGATTAACGGAACGGTTGGGCCTACAAACGTCATACATCTAAGGCATAAGAGCATAAAGAACTTAGTAGGTGACAGCGTGGTGGACTACTGCGCCAAGACATTGGGCATTGCCAACGGTGTGGACAGTGAAAGCATTAAGTCACTTTCGAACGGTATGCGTATGCGCGGACTGTTGAGCGTGGAAAGCAGCGTGGTAGGTTTCAGTGAACAGACCGACACACAATTGCAGGACATTAGGGACAATATGCAAGCAGAACTGAACAGCGGCAACGACCTTTTAACAGCACCGAGCGGCACGAAGTTCCAAGCGTTCAGCCAAACCAACCGAGACAGTCAGGTGGTGGACATCAAGCAATACACGTTAAGCGACTTAGCACGCTTTATGGGTGTTAGTTTAAGTAAGTTGTACATAACGCAGGGCAGCAACTATCAAGTGGCATTGCAGGAGCAGATAAGTTTTTACGAAGATACGCTGAACCCGCTGTTGGTGAAAATAGAAAAAGCCTTTAAAGAAAAACTGATTGCTGAAAATGTATGGGATGATTACAAGATTGAGTTTAAGCGCATTACGTTACCTTACTACATTGAAGTGTTGAAAACATACGAAAAAGCCATACAGTTAGGCATTTACAGTGTTAACGATGTACGTTTGATGCATAACCAACAACCCGTTGAAGATGGTGACAACGTAGTAATATCCACCAACTTACAATATGTGGACCGACCCGATGATAGCAAAATTAATGAATAAATTATAATAATGATATGGAAGTTAGGTATATAGACAATAATTATAATCCATCGCAGGAAGCAGACCAACCGCGTAAGATGGAAGGTTATGCCATTCTGTTCAACGTGGAAAGCAACGTACTTTACGACCCTGAACGTAAGCGTTATTTTCGTGAGGTGATAGCGCCTTACGCCGTAACGCAAGAACTTATAGACAACAGCGACATTAAGTTTTTGTTCAATCACGATGGGGACGAACTGATAGCCCGCCGCCGTAACGGTAAAGGCAGTTTGAATGTTGAGTTGCGCGAAGATGGTGTGTATTTCAGTTTCGAAGTGCCAAACACAACAATGGGAAACAACCTTTGGGAAATGGTAAGGCGTGGCGATGTAAGCCAATGCAGTTTTGCATTTAAGCCCGTCAGCGACAAATGGGATTTCTCCGATGAAATACCGCTTAGGACCATAACGGAAATCGGTGGACTTTATGACTTAAGCGCAGTGGTGAACCCCGCTTACGATGAAACGGAAATAACGGCAAGAAACATAGAAGCCGAACAGACGAAGCAAAATGCGTGGCGTGACGAACTAAACGAATACAGGAAAAAGATAATAGACTAAAACACAATCTGATATGGATAAATTAAACCAAATAGCAGCCATTAACAAGGAAATGCGCGATATGTTGGACAAAGCCGAAGCAGAGAAACGAACCCTTACGGATGAAGAAAAGGAACAGTTTAATGCCAAAGAGCAGGAAGTAACAGAATTACGCGCCGAGTTGGAAGCCGAGCAGAAAACGGAAGAAGTGGTAGAACCCACGGAAGAAGATAAAGAGGAAAAGAGAGAAATAACTGAAAATAAAGAAAATAAACAAAATATTCATATGGATAAAAGAAACTTTTATAACGAAATTGCCGTGGCTGTAAGGGCCATTGCCAACGGCGAAAACACCGCCGAATATGCCAACGTGGCCGGTAACAGTGTTTCATTACGTGCATCGGGCACGACCCTTTATACTGACAATGCACAGCCCAACGCCGCCAACATTCAGGCAGAAGAACTTACCGAACTTGTTGAGCCGCTGCAGGCCGCTTTGATTGTTGACAAACTCGGTATTAAGGTGGTTAACACTAAAAACGCCATTGCCATCCCGTCCGTTAACAACGTGGAAGCCTCCATAGAAGGTGAGGTTACGCAGTTGGTAGGTCAGAAGTTAGAGTTTAAGAAATCTAAGGTTGAGCCGTTCCGCGTAGGTTTGTCGTTGCCATTCTCTATGCAGGCCATCAAGAGCGCTGACATTGACCTTATCGCCTATGCCATCCGTCTTGCAGGTAAAGCCGAAGCACAGCTGATTAACAAGATTATGTTTGCCAAAGAAGCCGTTAACGGCAAGAAGGGCGCATTTGTTGACGTATTGGCCGATACCGCTACCACTACCGTTGCCGCAAGTGCCATCACTTATCTTGACGTGGTTAACCTCGCCGCAGGTGTAGCACAGAAGAATGTACCGTTTGACGGAACGGAAGCTTACGTTATGTCACCTAAGACAGCCGCCGTACTTAAGACCACCCCGAAAATGGCAGGCAAGCAGGCAGGCGCAGCAGGTTTCATTATTGACGTTGACGGCAAGATTGACGGTTACCCCGTACTTATGAGCAGCGACGTTGACGGTTACATCGGTTTCGGTGTATTCTCCAACTACCTTATTCAGCGTGTCGGTGAACCTTGGATTGTAGTGGACAACCTCAGCCGTTCTAAGGAAGCCATCACGGAAATCAACTTTAATGACCTCGTAGCCCTCCAAACCGTAAGGGAAGAAGGCTTTAGTGCTTTGAAACTCTCTTAATCGAAAATAAATGTTGTAAGCAGGGGAAATTTAATTTTCCCTTGCTACAACTTGTTAAACCCCAATATATTACACTATGAAAACACTATATTTGACGATTGAACAGCTTAAGAAGTATTTATACATTGATTTTGAAGAAGATGACATCACGTTAGGTGATATGATTGGGGCAGCACAACAGACCGTCAGCAACTATTTGGGTGTACCGCTTTATACGCTTGAAGATGAATACGGTATGATACCCACACCGCTGTTGCAGGCCATTAAGATACTAAGCGCCAATATGTATGCCAACCGTGAAAGTGTAGCGTTCGGACAACCGCATAAAATCCCTTATTCACTTGAATATCTGATACAGCCATACAAAAACTATAAAAGAGAAAATAACCAAACAAATTGCCAATGCGATGCGTAGCGGACTATTAGCAAGGAACAGGATTAAAGTATGGCGTTGGGATGAACAGCAGACACCCACAGGCGAGGTAAAGCGGATAAAGGTGGAAATATGCACCGCACACGCTTATCTGTACAAGCAGAGCGGCAAACATTACATAGCCGCCAAAGAACTGTTTGACGAAGCCACGGAAGTGTTTACAACGCGCTACACGGACCTTATAAAAACGAACTACTTTATTGAATATAAAGGAAATAATTACCAAATCACCCACATAGAAGAAAACATCTACGACCGCACGTTGAACATAACGGCTAAACTACTGAACGACTGATGAACAACGCTATTACGACAGAAATGTTTGGCGTAGAGTCTGTTTTAAGAAAAATATCTGAAATAGACAACTTTACGGCAGACAAAGAAGTGAGAAAAGGACTTAGGCAGGGCGGACGGCATTTAATTAAAAAAGGCCGTCAGCGTTTGAAAAGCAGAATGAAGTCAGGACCTAAAGGCGTAACGGGAAATCTTTTAAGAAGTTTCAGATCTAAAGTGAAACGTAACAACGCAGGTGTGATTACAGGCTTTAAAGGCGGCAAGGGCGGAGGTAACCACAGTTGGTTGGTGGACAAAGGAACGACAAAGAAGCGCACCACACGTAAAGGGTACAACCGTGGCAGAGTCAAAGGCAACAAATATTGGAGCGAAACAAGAGCAACCGACACGGGTAAGGCGATGCAGTTAATAACAGACGGTTTGGACAGAGCAATCAGTAAATTAAGAAGCAGATGATTATGTACAATCTAAAAGAGAAAAACAAGTGGGGTGTATGTACCGTTATACGGCAGATGTTATTAGCCGATGAAACGATTAAATCATTGGTTGGTAATAAAATATATCCTATTGTAGCACCCGAAAAGACGCAAGGGAACTATATAGTTTACCAACGTGACGAATATAGCATAGACCGTACTAAGATGGGCATAGCAACGCAGAAATGCGTGGTTTACATCAGTTGTGTAAGCAGCAGTTACGACACGGCACAGGAAATGGCCGTTGCAGTTTTCAATCTGCTTGACGGTGAATATGACATTAACGAAAAACAATGCAGTATCAAGCAAATACATATGACAGACAGCACGGAGGACTACGAAGGCGATTGTTATATTGAGACGCTGCAATTTGAAATACTCTAATTTTAAATAATAACCTAAAAAACAAATACTTTAAAAATATGGCAGACGCTTTATATAATTCTTTGGATACCATTCTTGGTGACGAAATGTTCTTGTATGTAGAGGTAGCAGGAACGGGCGAAACTTCAGGTACAACCACTTGGGAGCCAATAGCATTTACCACCACTTGTTCATTATCAATCAATGGTGACAGTATTGACGTAAGCAATAAGATGGACGGCGTATGGTCCGCCGCTAAGATGGGTAAAATGGGATGGACCGTTTCATCTTCCAACCTGTTGGCTGAAAAGACCGAAACTACTACGGGCTTCCTTACCGACTTTGACTATTTCTACGATAAGATGGTAACCCGCAAGCCGTTTAAAATGCGTTTCGGACGTATCACGGATATTGCCACACGCGATTTCACGCTGAACACATCTAAGACGTACTACGAAGGCTCAAGTTATATGACTTCTTGCGAACTGAACGCCGACAACGGCAGCGCCATTTCAATGTCAGTGGAACTCACAGGTTGCGGCGAACTTAAGAAGGTAACACACTAAGCAGACGAATAAACAGAATAGAAAAGCGACTAATTTTTTAGCCGCTTTTTTTGTATATCGCATTACATTGGTATTTCTGTCGGTTAACGGCTGCATAAGTCGGAAAAATTGCAGATTATCCCAACATATTGGCAATTTGATTTCAAAAACAGTAAGATTGATATATTTATAAATAAGCGATAAACATTTCCGGAAATGATTATTATAAACAAAAACGAAGATTTAAACTTCTCTCTATTAGAGATTTCAGGACAAATAGAAACAGCCGAAGCAGTGGAGGTTACGTTTTGGACTACCGACCCGAACTTTAGTTTGAAGAAAAACAAAGCAAACATAACCTCAACATATTCAATCCCTTTAAGTTGGAACGAACTAAACTTGATGGGCAGGGGCATTATGTTTGTCAAAGTGAATGTAGGAACGTTTGATGTAAATTACAATGATTTTATCTACAATAAGATATTGGAGCGTCAAACGGAGTTTTACATTATGTCAGACTACACGGTGAACGACCAAAACAACCTCACTGAACAGGTGGCAATAAACACCACTGACATACACAACCTTAAGCTTACCGATATGCAAATCAGCGGTGACGTTGAGACACTGAAAACAGATGTTGACACACTGAAAACAGACGTTGACGATTTGGACACCCGCGTAGAAGTGTTGGAAAACGAAAACGAAACGAATAAAACCAACATACAAGCCAATACAGACAACATAACAACGGTAAGTGGAAATGTAACGGCTCTTAGAAGCGGTTTAGAAGCCGTCAGAAGCGATTTAAACAGTTTGTCGGGCAATACCTACACCAAAGCAGAAACAGACGCTAAAATCGCCGCTATTGACGTTAATGTATTTGAAGTTGTAACTACATTGCCTACGGAAAACATAAACCCCAACAAAATATACTTAGTACCGAGCGAAACAACGGGTGAAAGTAACATATATACTGAATACACCTACAAGAACGGAGCGTGGGAAAAGTTAGGTGAGTACAAAGCCGATGTAGATTTGTCCGCATATGCATTTAAAGCCGATGTAGAAGCGTTGAGCGGAACAGTAGAGGATAATGAGCGTGTAACCGCAGAAGCCCTTTATAAGTTGAACAGCGGCCTTACGGAAACCAAAAACAGTTTGTCGGGATATGCCACTACAGCCGTTACAACCGCCTTAAGAAACGATGTAGATGCAATCAGCGGCACAGTAAGCGGATTGTCTTATACATACTATGCCAAAGTTGATGATTTGACAATAGGCGAGGACGAAGAAAACAACCCGATTGTTAAATTAGATATGAAACAAGACGGCGAAACGTATAAATCGGTTGTAGCAGGCCAAAGCGGATTTTATGTTAATATGACAACAGACGGAGCGGATGAACATTATAACGAAGGATATTTATATAATGACGAAATCAGCGTCTCAAAACGTGAATATTTCGAAGGCGATACAGCAACGGATGAAGCGCTTTACGTTTGGCTAAACTATTATGACGGTATATGTTTGCAGCGTGAGTTAATAAGAAACGCAACAAGCAATTTTGAAGAACAACAGAAAGTAGAACTTACAAAAGACAATTTAGTAATTAGACACAACGAATGGGACAGCAATAACGAATTGTCATTAAACCGTGAAGTTAAATTGGAAACATCAGGCTTGACACTTGATAATTTCGAAGATGGTGCAGACGAATGGACAAACAACATAACAACGGTTAATAGCGAAGGTTTTAAGGTTGTTGACAGGGCCAATCCGTCTAACGTACTGTTTGGTATAGACCGTAACGGCGTTGATTTCTATGCAAGTGAATACACGAGTTTGGGAAGTGCTGCTTTACCAATCCACTATAGAAAAGAGTGGGCAGAACTTACAACGAGAAACGAAGTTGGAATTGCCCTTGATAAGAAGTACGACAAAGTAAGCGGTTTGACGTTTGAAAATAGCGGCATTACGTTTGTGGACCAAGAAGGAAGCGCCACAGCAACGACCAAATACACCAACAAAGGCATTAATCTTAGTGTTAAGAACAACGGAACAGTACGTACACTCTTTAACCTTGATTTCTTGGATGGCATAATTGAAGCAAACGGCAGCAGAAAAATAATTTCAGGATTAGTGGAAAGTCCCGATTTAGACTCACTTAGGACTGAAATGGAAGAATACGTGGATGAGGCCATTTCAGCAGCAACAAGCGGTGGAAGTCAGGCCGATACATCTGAAATAGAGTTGGCAACGGCAGCAGCGTTGAACGACCTTAAAGGCTCGAAAGCCACTTACAAATGGGTAAGAGAAAACTACGCAAGTAAAACTGTTACAGATGATTTACAAACGCAGATAGACAACAGCAATGCCAATATACAGACGTTGAGCGGTGACGTTGCTACGAATGCAGCAAACATAGAAACAAAGGCAAACAAATCTTACGTTCTTGAAACTGAAAAGAACACGGCCAATGTATTATGCACTATCAATGACAGGTTTG